CTCCGCTGAATTTAATTTGAATAAATATATAAATAGTGTCACTAGTCAAACTATTAGAGTTTAGACTGAGGCGAATAGCAAATAAGTAAATTGATTAAATTAATTGTATTAAAATCATTGTTTTTGTCTACGTGATTCATAAACTTGTGTTTTAATCATTTTGTTATTTCTTGGTTTTTGTTTGTTCATTTGGTTACCATAAGATGGTAATCTTGTTGCTGGTTCAACCGACTTATTGGTTAATAATTTCATGCGATTGATTGAATTTGTCAATGAATTAATTTTCTGTTCCAACATTCTTGTATTTTCATTGCCACGTTTCTGCATTTTCTTTGGTTTAATTTGGTTGTTGTTTTTCATCTTTTTATTGATTTCTTTATCAACAACTTTCTTTTCTTCTGTTTTCGAACCAAAGATATTTTTAAGCCATTCAACTGCTGTTGGTATAAATTTAATAGCAGTAGTTGCAATTGATGCTAAATCATTTGCTGATGCTGGTAATGAATCAGGTCTTGCGTGCATAATACCTATAACCATTCTAATTGCATCATCATCTGGTAATGGTAATGTTCTTTGGAATGATGTGATACTTGATGTCGATCTTGGTTGTATTTCTAATCCGACAAATGATTTAACAGTGACATAAGGTACCGATGTTAATGTGGTACCTACAGTTGTTGGTACTGTCAACCCTTCAAACAGTGTCATTGACCAATCCAATGAAGACCATTGTACCTCTGCTGTTGACGGCGAATAAGTATTACCTGTAAGCGTTGATGAATATAATGGGATGTATGTTGCTACCCCGGATACAGAATAACGCATAAATGAAAGTGTCAAACCTGCTGGTACTGATAATACGTTATTTGCATTGTTCGCTACCCAAGGTATAATTTCATCTTCTTGTTGTAATACTACAAATGCTCCGTCTTTTGCTGGACGTGTTGATGATTTTGGTGATGACATCAATACTTGGCTACTTGTTTCCGGTAACAATGTGTTATAAAATATCTGATTACTGAATGGTAAATCTGCACCTTGTTGTGTTGTAAATGTACCGAAATCTAGTATTTGATAAGACATTTGTTCACCTGGTAATTTATAACCGTTGTTATCCAATACTATAAATTCATCATCTTGTTGATTTTTGTTATACGTTTCTTGTGGTTTTTGATTGTGTTTCATTGTATAACCTTTCATATTCAAACTTGCACGTGTAGCATTAAGTAAACTAGTTGTCGATTTATTATCGCCACGATGTGAATCGTAAAGTGATAATAAACTCAAACCTTGTACTATATCTGGTTTAAACTTTGCTGTTGTTACTACACCTTGGTTATTGAAATTTGTGGCATTTAAATAATACGTTGATGAT